GCGCTCCCAACGATCCCGGGTATTGATTTCTTCACCATGCTCCAAACGCTACGGTGGCTTTCGCGGCCGCGGAATGAAATCACGGCCTTGGATTTGCTCTCGGGGTCATAAGCTCTCGTGCTCCACCCGGGCGCGACTCGATCAGCGATCATAGTCATCTTTTGCTGCAGGGGGGGGTGGAGATTACGAGGGGGAGAAATGGAAAGTCCCACATTCGGGGAGGCTCGCCATTCCACGTTCTTAGTCAGTTCGAGCACGATATTGGCTTTCTCATCGAGGTTGGACCACACGAACCCGCTCAACCTCTTCGGAATAGTCCGCTGGGAACCGGTGAGCACAGTGCTTAGGGCTGCACGCAGTTCGAGACTTCCATTGGAAACTCCGGTGAGATTGGGTTCGGTGAGAAGGGGCGTGCCGCCGCAATATCGGATAGTTTTCTCCTCCGGCCTGGGTACGATTTCGTAACTCTTCAGGCCGAAGCGGTGTGTGTTTGTCGTGTAACGAAAAAGGTCGTTGACGCTAACGGGCCCGCCGTTAACATTTCCCGAGAGGATAGTCTCAACGGGGAGATTCTCAACGTAGGCCATACGGCCGGCGCTTTCAAGGACAGTACCGAAGTAAGTCATCTTGATACACGAAGAAAGCGTGCGCGCATCCTCAACGAGCGAGGTACGGAGAAGGTCGGCCGCTGGATCCGAAAGGCTGGATGCGGTCTGGGCGGCGGCGGAAAACGGGACCTGAATGTGCCCGTATGGGATGAGGTCAGTGTTGAGCGGCGCTAGGTCGGGGTCGGTGCTCGCCCAACCGAACAGGTTGCCGCCCATCGAGCGCCCAGCGCCATGGAAAGCCGGGTCATAGCCAACGCACATCCCTGTGGAGTCCCAAAGGACGTAACCACATGTGGTGCCGTTTGAAATGACGAATTCCTTCTTGACGCGGGCAAGCATTCCTTCGCTGGTGCCGTAAAGCCCGGGCACGAGCTCGCAATCGCAGGGGTTAAGCACCATATCGAGATATGGGGAGATTTTTCTTTCGATCGCAGTGGAGCGGCCCTTTGCTGGCTGACGTGTGCCTCTGCGTGGACGGTTTCGTTGTGTTTGTTTGTTGTTGTTTTGTTTTTTGTTGTTGTTGTTTTTGTTGGTTTTTGACATGATAGAGATAGAGCCATGGGCGTGCGCAGAACTTGTTCTGGACTCCGCTTGCCCTGGCTGGTAGTGCATCAAATGGGGCCTTCTGGTGCACCGAGCCAGAAGGGCGGCACAGAAAAATTCCCCGAAGGGCGAAAAAC